AAATCGTGCGCCTTGTCTTCCAACAAGTGCGCAATATCTTGCGCAAAAGTATCGGACAAAGTGCCATCTCTGAACAACTCTGCCCAATGTTCTAACGACTCCACAAAAAGCGATTTATCAGTCATCAAAATTCTCCTCATGAATGGAAATCATGCTCGGGTGATCATCGTACACCCAAATAACAAAAGACGCCTGTCCATGTTCGCCCTTAACCTCGTAACCTGTGCATAAGCCATGGTCACAATCTTCGCTGCGAACTACAGTCGCGTCATAATAACCTTCATCAATTTTCATGACGCACCCCCGAACGGGCTATCAGCCAAAGGCAAATGATCCCACGGCTCCGCATAAACAGACAAAGGCTTTTCATATACCTCAACTTCTTCGGGATACTCGGGGTTGCGATAGTAAATAAAATGATTGTCTTCCGAAACCTCGCTCGGGCTTATGTCAAACCCCGTGCGCTCACCCAACATAATCGCAAGCTCTTTTAATCGCTGCTCGGGGTTTTCCATCTCTACAGACAACACGGTGCTATCAACACCACCAACCAAAGCCATCGCTTCTTGCGCACCTAAAACCTCGGCCTCGTCAATCGTCGGGGCTTCAACCACCACATTGCGGACAGTCTCAACCTTCACTTCTACCTTATACATAGGCATATCTATTCTCCTTTTTTCTAGATATTTTGACCGTAAAATAATTTACTCTTCGGGTCAACTAAAATGTGCAAAAAAATTTACGCAAAGAAAAACCCCCGTAGAAGAGGAATAACTACGGGGGTTCAGTCAGTGTATTATGAAAGGTGTCGTTTAAAACAACAATTAAACCCTATCGCCGTTTTGCGCTCGGGTCAATGCGTTTATGCCATGCAAAATACCGTTCGCAAAATCATATGTTTCTCTTCGGGTTCCTCGGGGGCTGATATCTCGGGCACCCCCACCTTCGGTCATCTGCTCAATACGAAAACCACCATACGCGCCCCCGATATAATAAACCCCGCCGTTCGGCGTAAGGCGCCCATGTTCGTCGCGTTTTAATGTGCCGTCTTCATTATATGCATAGGTATCATTGGGACGCCCTAACGCCCCGTTGATATCTTTAATTTTACTCTCAAGCATTGCTGCAGTTATACGTTGTGTCATTGTTATATCCTTTCAATTCTAGACAATGAAAACTCTTGCTCAAACAATCCCGTTAAATCTTCTTCGCTAACGTTATACGGGCTATGCTCAACAATATGATCTACTCGGCGTTTGGTCTCGTCGTTCAGCCAATCAATCGCTTCATATTCTTCTTCGAACGTCTCAACCACGGGGTTCGGGTCAAGGCTATCAATTGCATACGTTACCTTCCACATTGTTGTTCTTCCCCCGTTGTTGCGAATATAATGAACCCCGCCGCAAGGTCATTGATATGTTCGTGAATTTGGGCGCCGTCCCAATATTGGAACGGTTCCCATGCATTTGCTTCACAAAAGGCATTGATTGTTTCATCTTTCCACGCGCTAACGCTATCTGGAAATTGCTCAGTCAATACATGCGAACTAGCGGCAATAAATGCTCTCTCTTCAATATTCATTGTTCTATCCCTTCAACGTGATCTAGCAATTCGCGCAATTCTTTAGGGGTAAAACCCAATTCCGCCGCTGTTGTGTTGAACGGTTCCCCCGCGTTTATTCGATCAATCGCTTCGTTTAACTCTTTAATCATTAAACCCGCCGCTCTCTTTGGATCATATGTCATTGTGCCGCCCCTTCCATAGTATGCGCCAACGTCACGTTCGCGCTAGTTGTGGGATTGCCATTGCCAACAATGAACGTATAGCGATGAACATTGCATGCCAAAACGCCAAATTGCTTCGCGTCATGATAGGTCATGAAATTGCCGTCTTCTTCCATATCTACTGGTTCAGACGTGCCGTAGTTTTCCAATGCCCACTGGCAAAACTCTTGGAATTGCATCTCATCTTCATATTCAAAACCGCTAGTATCATCATAAAACAAAGCAGTTGCCCAAAAATCTGGCAATTCTAGTGTGATAGTTTCCATTGTTCTTTCCTCGCGCTTGTGTTCTTCGTAACAATCGCCGCAAAGGCGCCACCCATTTGGGCGGCGTTGTCCTTCCGTTGCATTGCATCTCACGCACATTGTCTCTTCAACATAGATCATCTTTCTTTCCTCTCTTAAAAATCAAAACCAGATGCAATTTCGCGTTCATGATCGTGACGCAATTTCACAAATTTATAAACCGCATTGATTGCATCAATCGAATTTGTCGCCTTAGCGTCACTGATCAATTCCAAAATATCGCCGTCTTCCATACACTCAATTACAGTATCCCAACCGTCTTTCTCATAATTTGCATACGCATATTTACGAACCGCTACGATCATACCTTGCTCATCTTCGCTAGGCGCAGATACCTTTTCCTCTGGCTTTTCTTCACCAAATTTATGACCGGAATAAACTTCATAAAGATATCCAAGGTATTCTTCGCATACATCTAGCGCAGCGTTTACGCTCTTCTCGTCAAGTTTAATCAAGCTAACGCCCCATGGTGTTGTGCCGTTGAACGCGTCAACCAATTGCTTCATTGCTTCATGTTCCGCTGCACCAAAACCAAGGCGTTCTTCGCCGTCTTCTTCAAAAACAGCAACCGCGCGTTCTTTGGTTGCAATCGCGCGTAGGCGATATTCAATCTCTGATTTTTCCATCTTATTACCTTTCATAGGGCGTTATTGCCCACATAAACTTTATCAAAAAGACAGCATGTTTTGCAAGGAAAAACGCAAAATATTTTACGTCAATTTACGTCAAAAATATTCACGTCAAAACTTGACGTAGTTGACGTAGCGTAGATTATTAAACAAAAACAACAACTTAACGTTTTACGTCAACTACGTCAAAAAATCAATTTGACGTAAATAATGCAATAAAATCAATACGTTATTTTACGTCAACTACGTCAACCCCCCTATAGGGGGGTATATACCTTACCCCCCCTTGATGTTTTTTGGCTTGCCGCAAATTCAAATAATTTACTACTCGCAGCATGCTTGACCATAGCGCATAGCACAGTGTATCTTCCCACCTAGGGGTTCATAGGAAAGGTCAAGCAATGCCAAAGGTAGGCGAACAAATTGAAAAAGGCGGACGACGATTAACACCGCAGCAACAGAAATTTTTAGACAATTACATTCACGGCGATATGACACAAACAGCAGCAGCCCGTGCAGCGGGTTATGCCAATCCTACAATGCATGCTGTACGGCTACTCAATAACCCCGTTGTTAAAGAACGCATGGAAGAAATGCGCGATGAACTGCAAGCGAAATACGGCGTGACCATAGCTAAGAGCATAAGAGACCTTCAGATGATCAGAGACGCCGCTCTCAGTGAGGGAAACTACTCTGCAGCTATCAAGGCAGAGGAAACACGCCTTCGCGCCTCTGGCGTCATGGTAGACCGAAAACACATAACGCACGAAAACATAGGTTCAATGAACCGTGAGCAGATATTATCGCAGTTAAATGAATTTATCGACAAGGCAAAAACACGTATGATTGATATAACGCCAGAAGAAGACGTTGCTGCAGACAGTAAAGAACCCCAAGATATTGCGATAGTTTACGATAGTAACGAACCCACATAAACACGGTATCTCTTGGCGCGGGGGCGCGAACGGGGGCGTTGCCCCGCCCTTCTGGGGCGTACCTTCGGGGTTCGGGATTGTATTTTCGGGGTTCGGGTTCGGGGTTCGGGGTTTTGAGGAAGAGTATACGTTCTTCGGGTTCGGTATCTATTCTTCACGCCCATATATCCCCACGCATTGCGCCAAAATGCATTGACCCACAAAACCCCTGGCTTTTTCGTTAATTTCTGGAAATTGCAAATTTAGCAGCCGCTCTTGCAAAACCATTATTTACTCGGGTTCGGGCTTTTCGGGCTTCGGGTTCTTCGGGCTTCGGGCTTTTTGCCATAGGCACTTCATACCTTATAGCTTCATAACCCTTTGTAAATACTACATTTTTTTCTTTTTTGGTCGTTATTTTGTTGCACCGTGGCGCCGATTTGGTAATCTAGTCTTGTCAGTAAAAATGAAAGGATACTGAATATGACAAATACAGTAGAAATGCTAACTGGACTGCCACGCGGCGAGCGCATTATTGAGCAGATCAATACAGTGTTTATGATGCTGAGTGCCAACCGCGATGACACAGCCACAGCCATCCTTGATCGCGTATTCGATGAGTTGCGCGAAATGGATAAGCCCGAAACTGTGATGAATGGCGATGCCGAGATTTTGCACCGCAAAATCACACGCGACCCAAACATCGACATTGTGTTGGCAAAAGTCACCCACGCCGATGGCCCTGTCGAATATGTGACTTGGATACAAAATAAGGATGATGTTTCCCGTGGCCACGATGGCACATATCATGGTCACTATGTCCCCGAATATGACATGGCCTTGGATGATTTCCTGAACCGCCAATAAAACCAACTGGGGGGAACATTCCCCCCACCCAATCAAAAGAGGAAAAGATTATGAGCAATAATAGCCAAGCGTCAATTTTTGGAGGTTTTACCAAAAATGAATTTGATGAGTTGGTTCGCAAGATATCCAATGGTGAACCAATCTACCAAGCGACACCCAAAAAAGAGGAAAAGAAAAATGACAATTGAAAACCTAATCGCATCAATGATGACTGAAAACACAGGCACCCATTTTCTCGACAGTGGCGGCGCCTATGGTCGCAACTGGCAGCGCAATAAAGGTTTGACCGCTGACATCCTGAAAGAAATGCCCAGCGCGACACTCGAGGTTTCCATTCGCGAATATAGTGGGAGACCCCATGCCGACCTATGTCCGACTGTGAATATCTTTCACAAATTGACTGGCGGCATGCTCGAACTGGATGACCGCTGCGAAACATTCAACGCGATGCCCGTGCCTGACTGGGGAGATCAATTGTATGGCGTTTCAGATCGCGGCGCGGCATGGCTAATCGATCAAAAGTTTTGTTGGAATGTTGATGAGGGCAAGTTCAATACTTACAACTGGGCCGCAAACCTATCCCAGACCCTATGCGGTCAATTTCTTTCCCACGATGATGGCAAATATGTCCTTTTGCAAATCCATGGCGGCGCCGATGTTCGAGGCGGATACACCGACGCCAAGCTATTCAAGTTGGATGACTGGGCCGAGGAACACGATGTCTATATCGATGACTGTGATTTCCATGTCGAATGTCATCCCGACGAATGGGTACGCGTTTCATGGTCAGGCGAATGGATCAATAACGATGGCGGCAGCCTGACCGATGATGAGGCGCTCGAGTTTGCCAACTATGCCGGATGTGTCATAGGTGGGCCGGATGTCATCGTCCAAGGTGAATGCCGGACCGGATACTAGACCCAAGGTACCCTAGGCCGGTCTGAGGGTTTCGGATCGGTCGGGGATTGGGGGGGCATGTACCCCCCCTAAATGCTAGTCGGTTTCGGAAGAACACTACACCAAGTTTTCCTCAAACAATCACCTACAAAAAACATTTCAAGGTACCCTAGGGGCTTCCAAGGTACCCTATTGATTGTTCAGGTACCCTATGGTTATCGAGATTGTTGATTAAGTTTGCTGAAGATGTTAGTGTCTAGAAAAATGTGAGAACACTTATGACTCGTTTTATGCCCGGAACACCACAAGAAGTTATTGATGAGGTTAATAATTCTCTTGGTATGAGTAGTCCTTCAAGCGTTAATACTACGACGACTGCTGATGTTATGGGCGGTTCGAACCCTACTACTAGACCTTTTGCTGAACTTTTGGCGCAGCTTTTCAGTAAAAAGGAATTTGGGCCTGCTCTTAACTCTTATGTAGAGAAGAACTATGCCTTTGAACCTGCGATTACTAACTATGATCCGGCCCCATCTGAAATTGCCATTAATGAAATGAGTAAGCAGCCTACTTTAGGTAAGATGCCTCCTCCGCCGAAGTCTGATGATGGTTCTGGCGGTTATAAGGCTGTACGCTCTGAAACGCCGTCTGTTGGTGGTGCTTATTCTGATGCTCAGAATGGCGGCATGAAGACGTTTGATGAGTTTAAGGCCAGTTATGATGGTCCTATGTTTGCTGCGCCTAGCTTTGCTGAGGATCAGCTTAAAACTGAGTATGACAGGTACAAGGCGGACTTTAACAATCCTGCTACGCCTTCATCTGGCGCGACTCAGCCGACTTCTGCGCAGGGACCGAGTTTAGATTATTTGGGTCAGATGTTGAGCGGTGGTTTGGGTGGCTATGGTATGTATCAACCGCAGCCTCAGCGTAGTATGTTTGGCGGTTTTGGTATGCCAATGATGCAGCCTATGTATGGTATGGGGATGGGTCTTGGCGGCTATGGCGGTGGTTATGGTGGTATGTCGCCTTATGGTGGCATGGGTTACGGTGGTTTTGGCGGTTATGGTGGCTACGGTGGTGGCATGTCGCCGTTTGGCATGGGTTTGGGTGGTTACGGTGGTGGTATGCCGTATGGT